ATGCCTTCTATGCGGGCCATGATGACTGCTGGTAAGGCTGCTGATCGTGACAATACCTGTATCTACAACTGTAGCTACCTTCCTGTGGATGACCCTAAAGCCTTTGACGAGGCTATGTTCATCCTTTTGTGTGGTACGGGCGTAGGCTTCTCTGTTGAACGACAGTACATCAACAAGCTACCGGAAGTACCTGATACCTTGTTTGACAGCGATACCACCATTGTAGTCAAGGATAGCAAAGAGGGTTGGGCTAAGGCATATCGTCAGCTTCTGAGCCTCCTGTGGGCTGGTGAAGTCCCTAAGTGGGATGTCTCTGGTGTTCGTCCTGCTGGTGCAAAGCTGAAAACCTTCGGTGGTCGTGCTTCTGGCCCTGCTCCTCTGGAAGACCTTTTCCAATTCACTATCGAGAAGTTCCGTAATGCTATTGGACGTAAGCTAAACTCCATTGAGTGCCATGACATCATGTGTAAGATCGGTGAGGTTGTTGTAGTTGGAGGTGTTCGTCGTTCTGCAATGATTAGCCTCAGCAACCTGTCTGATGATCGTATGCGTCATGCTAAATCCGGTATGTGGTGGGAAACTCAGGGGCAACGTGCATTGGCTAACAACTCTGTGGCCTACAGCGAAAAGCCTGATGTAGAAACCTTCATGCGTGAGTGGACTGCCCTTATCGAAAGTAAGTCTGGTGAGCGTGGTATCTTCAACCGAGTAGCTAGTCAGAAACAAGCCGCTAAGAACGGTCGTCGTGACCCCAACTTTGACTTTGGTACTAACCCTTGCAGCGAAATCATTCTTCGACCTTATCAGTTCTGCAACCTAACGGAGGTAGTAATTCGTGCTACGGACACTATTGAAGACCTTGAGCGGAAGGTCCGTCTTGCAACCATTCTGGGAACTATTCAGTCAACCTATACCCGCTTCCCGTATCTGCGAAAGGTGTGGCAGCGAAATACCGAAGAAGAACGATTGCTCGGTGTGTCACTCACGGGGATAATGGATAACCCACTAACGACAACAAAGAACAAAGGATTGGAGGGTACTCTTGACCACCTTCGCAGTATTGCTGTCGCTACTAATAGTGAGTGGGCTGACCGCCTTGGTATCCCAGTCTCTGCCGCCATCACTTGCGTCAAACCGAGTGGTACGGTTTCTCAGCTTGTGGACTCCGCGTCTGGTATTCATACTCGCCATAGCCCTTATTACATTCGCACTGTTAGGGGGGATAACAAAGACCCATTGACGCAGCTTATGATTGACATGGGTGTCCCTAATGAGCCTTGTGTCATGAAGCCTAATAGTACTACAGTCTTTAGCTTCCCTGTGAAGTCCCCTGATAACTCTGTTGTACGTGAAGATATGGGTGCTGTTGAGCAACTGGAGACTTGGTTGGCCTATCAACGCCATTGGTGTGAACATAAGCCCTCTGTGACTGTCTCTGTTAAGGATGATGAGTGGCTTGATGTGGGTGCCTTTGTCTATAAGCACTTTGATGAAATGTCTGGTGTGTCGTTCCTACCTTACGATGGTGGCACATATCAACAGGCACCTTATCAGGAGTGTGACAAAGAGCGTTACGAAGAAGTCCTAAGTCAAATGCCTAAAGACATGGACTGGGGCCGCTCGTCAGAATACGAGGAGGAAGACAATACATCTGGAATGCAATCCCTAGCTTGCAGTTCTGGGGTATGTGAGATTGTAGACCTTACATAAGAGTAGTCCTGAGCATGACGTTAAACTGCTCACCTTAACACAAAAGGAAAAACAATGGTTCAACAGAAACCTAAACCCAGAACTCGGAGAGATAAGACAAAGCATGACGAAAAGAAACAGCCTATCCACCTAGTCCCAAGGAACGACAACCAACAGACTTACCTAGAAGCTCTAAAGACCTCCGATCAGGTTATTGTGTTTGGACCTGCTGGAACTGGTAAAACTTATTGTGTCGCTACATTTGCTGCTAATCAGTACCATCTTAAGAACATCCACAAGATCGTAATCACTCGACCCCATGTAGCTGTAGGTAAAGACATTGGCTACCTGCCCGGAAATTTAGAGGAGAAGTGTGCTCCTTGGGCGCTACCTGTAGTCGATGTACTAGAGAGGCACCTGACAAAAGGGGTTGTTGAGACAGGGCTTAAGAACCAGAACATTGAGGTTGCACCTCTGGCTCTAATGAGGGGTCGTTCCTTTGAGGATACCTTTGTCATTGTAGATGAAGCCCAGAACATCACTCTACCAGAACTTAAGATGTTGGTCACTCGTATCGGTGAAGGGTCTAAGCTAGTCCTCAACGGTGATATTCAACAGAGTGACCTTAAGGAAGCTGATGGTCTAACCAAACTGGTTCACTACACAAAGAAGTACATGTTACCGATACCAATTATTGAGTTTACTATTGATGATGTGGTTAGAAGTGATATATGTAAGCAATGGATCAAAGTGTTTACTGAGGAGAATGTCTAATGGATATGGTTAATCACCCAAGTCACTACAACCAACATGGTATTGAGGCTATTGAAGCTATCCGTGCGAGTCTAGGCTCTGAGTTTCCAGCTTACTGTAAGGGCAATGTCATGAAGTATCTGTGGCGGTACAAATACAAAAACGGTATTGAGGACTTAAAGAAGGCTGAGGTCTATCTACGTTGGATGCGAGAGTACGAGGAATCTAATGCTTGAATCAATACTCATTGTAGCCACCTTAGCCATTAGCCTATTATTGACTGTCGCTATTGGGTTTATGTGGAAACTCCTTAACGCTACAACAGCCCTATCCCTGCACACCGCATTTTATCTACAGGAGAGAGACCCTGACTTTATGGAAGACCTAGAAACAGAAAAACCCCCACCGAATTAACGGCAGGGGCGTACAGTGGAAATTAACAGTAGGCTGGCTCTTAACGGGGCTGGCCTATTCTTTTGTGCGGAAGACAGTTTTCCTAACTAATCGACCAATCTCATTGGGGCTAGGGAGCAACCACCCAAGGACTAGCAGAAGAATTACCCACGTAGGAACTTCATTAACAACGACAGTCTGGACAGATTCTGCTTGGACCTTATTCTTGTCGTTACTCTGACGAACATCCTCAGCAGTAAACTCAGAAATAGTCTGTTCAGAGACTTCTGTGGTTCCTATGGTCTGGCTATTAGTCTCTCCCACTTGGGTATTAGCAGCTACATTAGGGCCACCACCAGTGAGGAGATTGAGTGGTAGACTACCGCAACTGGGAATCACCATCAGTGTCGTAACTACCAGACCTATCTTTAATTTGTTTAGCATAACTGTCCATCCCGAAGGCACCCATAACGAAGGCAAACACAGGCCATATAATAGCTTGTACCATACTTACATCGCCTGTAGATACTACATAAGCCATCCCAAGTAAAAGTACAATAGCTACCTCTCGCTTGTAGGTCTTATCTTCCCGTGACTCTTTGGCCTCTTTCGATTGCATCTCTAATAGCTTTCAGGTTTTCATCTATCCGAGCCAACATGATTGCTTGGTTCTGGGCAACATCTTCTACGGATTCGATTCGGGTTTCATGCCTAATGAGTTGTGTTGTGTTGTTATTAACATCGTTTCGTAGTGTCGATACAAACCACACCAAGGCTACGGTCTGAGCAAGGATAGACACTATTAAGCTGACAGGGACACTCTTACTTAAGTGCCACTCACTTCTCTCAGGCATTTGGGTAAGCCTTCCAGTTTAGTTGAAAGTGTGGTGCATCAGGGAAACTCTTCCAGTCACCACCCCAATCAATATCAATCCCAAGTTCCTCAGCAGCTTCTTTCATAGCCTCAGCAATAGGCTCAAAGTATTCCCAGTCCCAAGTGACAGGATAGGGAACTACATCAACTGCATGACCTGTCAGGTGACGAGAGTTCATGGTAGAGGACTTACCCTCTTTCACCAGTTGTCTCTGACGGTCGATATTACGGACCCCCTCAATGACAATGAAGTCCTGTTCAGTAATCTCTAAAGCACGGTCCAACACAGCACGTAGGTCTGGGTGAATCCCACTCATGTTTTGCTTGCTTCTCATAGACCATTTATAAGCCATGCTAATCTCCTAGTTAATTTCTTACGGCGCAACAGGCCATACAACACTGTGAGGAAAACCCTCTTGCTGAGGAACATCAAGTAGAGCCTGACGGTAATCTGCCCAAGCCTGTTGTTGCTCACTAGTCAATGCAGACCAGCGCAAAGCATTACCAGCGATAACATCGACTTCACCTATTAGCCTCATGTCGCGTTCTTGACGAACAGCGGCTGCGGCTTGGGCATCAAGTTCTTCTTGTGTCGGCGGAACATAAGCAGCTACGTCATCCCGCTCCGCCATAACAGCCAGAAGCACATTGTTATCGACAGTCATGTCAGTATCTTCTGGGTTTAGTGTGTAGGGTATCCAGCCATACTCTGGGTGTTCAATTTCACAATCAATCCACCCGTTATCATTAATATATTTTGCATTGCGATAGTTCATTTTATGAAATCCTCAACCATAGTGCGGGTCCAACGATATAGCCGCCTTGACCATTAACAGACACATACCTGTTTTGCGCCCTCCAAGTCCCAGACAAGTTAGAGGCATCTCCAGCAGCATTCACGTAACCGGGATAATAGCCTTGAGGAAAAATTGTCCCGTAGTAACTCGCAGGATAAGCAAGAGAACCACCGGATTTTGTAGTACCTGCCGCTCTTGTAACAGCAGAAGACTCTGATGCTACAGCGTAAACATAAGTCCCAACATCGCCAAGAGAGAGGCCAGCATTAGCACTGCCAACCTGCGAAGAAGTTGGTGCTGGCAAATTCGTTAGACTGGAGCCATCGCCGGAAACTGAAGTTGTAGTAACATCACCACTAACAGAAAGGTCGCCGCCAAGCGTCAAGTCTGTACCATCAAAGTCATCACCGAGGTCAGCTACGTTTCTTGCCTTACTCATAATTATTCTCCACCCCTATTCTACCAGCTCGGTAGAACTTTGTACCATTTTCCAAGCGTTTCTAAACTCCCTAGTCTCTGGGAGGTCTGATCGCTTCACTACACGGAACCTCTGCATGTTGTGGTAGTTGCCCCAAATGTCCTCATCACAGTCCTTCAGTATTAAATACTCAATGGCCTGTTCCTCAGTGAGTGGACCAACATTGTCATTTTCAGAGGCCCACACAGCAGCGGCTAGATCATCTGGGTTGTGCCTAAACTCATGATGCCAGCCTTCTTCAATAGCTTTCTTCTCAGCGTCACGCAGTTTCCACAAGTATTTGATGTGAGGTAGCTTGCCCTCTGCTGCGGTTTTCATGAATTGCTCAGTCGCGTACATGACCGAGACATGCTCTAGCTGGTCATCCTCTAATAATACAACATATTCGGTCATTCGATCACCAATCCGGCTGGCTGAACTAGCTTTAGTTCTTCAGGTGTCTGCGCTGCCTCAATGTCTGGATGGGCGGGGGCATCACGAAGTTCTTGCTTCCTTTGAGAGATTTCATCTGTGCTTTCACCTCGCTCCAGCTTTAGAATGAACTCTACATCAAGTTTCTCTAACTCCGGTTTACGGGCCTTGCGGATTTTGTCTCTCCAGATGTCCCTAGCTAGTGGCATGTCAATATAGACAGCTTTCTCACCTTCGTTCACCGCCCAAGCCTCACGAAAAACACGGTCGGTCAAGGTGGGGTATTCATCAGCGTCAAAGTCCATTCCGCCAATGGTGAAGTAGGTCTTTACCTTTTCCATTTTATAGTTCTCCGCAGATCAATACGCCGTTTCTATTGTAGTCCCTGTAGCCCCCATCGACGTCTTCCATTGCGATAGCTACAGAACTTGTCGTTAGGTTGGCATAGGCAGATGTATTGTAACCCATAGCAGCAACTGTTGTTCCTCCACTTGTGTCTGAAGAACCAGCGATTGAATAGTAGGTGTCAGGAAAAGACCAAGAGAAGTTAAGCTGGAATACACCCGTACCACGGTCATTAGTGGACGAAATGTTGTGGTTCCTGCGATTAGCATATGTCCCAGAGTTGTCCACAACCGCCATAACATCAACCCAGCGACGATAAATACCATCGTCTCTAATGTGCCCAACTATGTTGACGCCATCGCTCTGGGTAGCAAGTTTTGTACTGCCATTGTACCTTAACTCGACACCATAATTCTCTGTCATTAAGATGTGCCACTTGTTCTTCTCGTCGTCATAGATGCCAGCGTTGCTACCGTCAGTCATGAACGACCAACGACCCTCGTTAGAACTGTTCCTAATCTGTAGACCAGCCCAAGTTGAGGTGCTTGAAGTAATCTGCAAGAGGTCGGCTCTGTCTGTAGACTCCTGAAGAGTTACTGTGCTGCCGATTTGTACACTATTAGTGTCAATAAGCGGTGTTTCGACTTCTGATGTGACGCTGAGTTTCCCAGCCTCAGTCAATGTAAGTATTGTGTTGCCAGTTCCAGTTGTCCCTTGACCAATACTAAACGTATCAGTGCCATTGTTATTACTGTCGATGTTCATTCGGATGTTTCCGAAGGAATTTATAGTAATATCGTCGCCGTATGTATCGCCATTGGTGGAGCGTATAGAGTGGTAATTGTTATCGCCATAACTGTCACTATCCCAAGTAAAGTAAATGCCGCCTATGCGGTATATACTAGAATACTGACCATCTTCAGACCTACCATAGATGTCACCATTAACAGTCAAGCTACCACTTGTGCTGTCATCTGCATCACTTCTCAGGAAGCTAGTCGAGTCTAGTCCATCAAGGGTGTCTGCGTTTATGCTGCCAGCAACCTCAAAGGTAGCATAGGCTACAATCTCAAGAATATCACTTGCAGCAGCACCAGTAGTAAGCACCACGTCACTACCATT